TCTCGTGAGGGTCTTGTCTGGTTTGGTGCGAGGCCCGTCTTTCTTGTAACAAATCAATCATTGTTGTGTGTCCAGATAGGTTTGTATTTTCTTAATTTGTACGTCTATTGCTTCTGTATCTTTTAACCCTTTTATTCGTTCGTTATCAGGCAAGGTTTTTTGTCTCTTTAGAAAACTGAGAACGCCTTGATAATCATCATCTGCAAAAATAGTATGCGCCCTCCCTGCCTCTTTCATTTTTTGTTGTAGGCTGTTGATAATGACCACCGATCTATTAGCAGCATCTTTCTTGAGCTTTGTTTCTATGGTTTTAAAATCTTCGCCAATGTTTTTTTCAATAATTTTCGCTACGGCTATGCCGTCAAAATCCAGACCTTTGCTTTTTGCCTCTTGAAACCTTTTGGTCAGTTCTGCCTTTCCTTGCTTTGCTATTTGAGCCTTGTCAAAATTTGGGTCATTGTCTTTTATAACAGTGTAAGTCGGCGGCAAATCAAAGGCTGAGAGTATATCTTTAGCAGCAGCAAGCTCTTGGCTTTCTTGGCTGTCAACAAGGTCACTCAATGTTTTTTGATCTTCAAGGCTAAGACCGGGGGCGTATTTATCAATATCATCAAACGATAAGTCATCTGCATCCGCTAAGTTCTGCACAACCTTTTTGATTTCTGGATCAGACACGGTGCGTATGCGTCCAGCATCGTTGAACTCATCAGTCAGCTTTTGTGCCTTTTCTGGATTGATTTGCGCTAGTAGAACGATATCCCTGTTAAAACCATGCGAGTCACCAGTTGCCATAGATTTACGAACCAAAGCTATAGCGCCCGGCTCATTCCGCTCTGACCGCTCATTTGCCAGTTTTTGTTCTGCATCTGCAAAATTAATCTGGGCATTTCGCTCTTCACGCAAAGACTTACCGATATCGGTAAAAGACATTCCTTGGTCACGCAGCTCTTTAATGCCGTTCCGAACAGCGAGTGGTAAACTTGTAACTTTTCCTTGGCTAATTAATCCAATGGTATTGGTTGGCCTGTCAGTGGCAAACGTACCGTCAGCAACGATTTTTGTCGCGGCATCTTTAATCATGCCATCCATGTTGTCTAAGAATGATTTATATTCTGACCCGCTTAAATGCGGAGACATTTTGCTAAGTTCGACAGCTCTCAAACCATCAATCGCTTCATTGCCGTCAGCCGTTTCTAATAGTGCCCCGATCTTTAAAACAGTAAAGGTTTTCTGATGTGCGTCTCTTGCTGAAAACTCTAGCTGTTCATCCTGTTTCTTGACGTAGTTATCTAGATACTTTGACCATATGGCGTTATTGGAAATGCCCATTTCAGCCCGGAACCTTCGAGCAACAGCGGGGGATTGTTCATCAAGAACTGAACCATAGCCAGCGGCTACCGTATCCAAAGCGGTAGCAAAACTATCAACATTAAAATCATCAATGCCAAGTTCACTAAGAGCTTCAGCTTGTTGCGTTTCAGACAAGGCACCCTCAAGATGGGCATTAAATATAGAATTGATCCTAGTTACCTTGTCACTCGCCAATGCAGTGATTTCATCAGAGGCTATCGACAGTGCGGCCTTTCTGACAGCTTTGCCATAGACCGTGGTCTGATCTCCGGGCAGCTCTAGTGATGCACCGTCTGCCGCCGCTTCCTCAATCTGTTTTGCGGTGGGTGCGTTTCTTGCACCATACTCAGCCCCTTCAACGATTGCCTTGCTTTCGGCTTGTTGGGCAACAAAGTTTGACATTCGTGATAGGCTTTGCGCTAGATTGCCTAGACCCCGTGCTTGAGCTTCAGCTCCGGCAAAGCTAACTCGCGGAACCCGGAGCGGGGTGAGGGTGTTTCTTAGTCTGACTTGCTCTGCCATTACATCCCACCTGGAGCCATATTATTAAACATTGTATAGTTTCCGGGATTAGTGAAGCTATCCATCGGATATATCTGACCAGCCGTAACGGCACTTTGGCCAAGCTGTATGAACGCTTGTGTCTTAGCCGATTGCATGA